GCTCCAAGCCCGACAGATCAATTTCGTTGAATGCTCCAGTCGCGTGACCGACGACCAGCCGCACCATCTCGGCATCCGTCACGCGGCTCGCCTGGCCGCAATTCGACAGCACCCGGTACACGCCATCGACCTGACGAACAGCGCCCCAGCTATCGCGCCCCGTCCTGAAGAACAGATAGCCAGGGAATAGCGCGCGCTCACGCTGCGACAACTTTCCGTCCGACGCCCACACCCGCGCGAACGTCGGCAGGAACGTTCCGTGGTTGGTCTTCTCGACCTCCGGCCTCACGCGATGCACTCGGCTCGAGATCGTTTGACACACCGCCCAATGTTGATCGTCCATTTATGTGATGCCCCTCACAGATTGGTAAAAAGTCTATCTGAAGCAACAACAGAGCTGCTGTCGCGACGCCAACAGACACAAAAACCGACGCTCAGCCCGTCACTGTCACTGTCTTCTGGGGTCCCCCTTATAGGGGGACACCCGAAAAGACAGTAACGACAGTGAAAACGGGCCACTGTCTTTTCAACTGTCTTAAGACAGTGATGACAGTGCATATTGGCGTCTCGTCTTCTTTGGGTCGGTCTCGTCTAAAGCTTCGATCACCAGACCCTTTTGGACCAAGCCACGGATAGCCCGCCCGAGGTTTCCGCTATCGCCTTTGACCATGGCATGGAGGGAGTTGAAGCCGAGGTGTTTCCGATCGCTCCGTGCAGCCTTTTCAAGAGCTTTCAGTATCGATTTCTCGATCTGCCCAAGGCGCGGGGCAGTATCGGCGGCTTCGTCCTCCAGCGTCTCTCCAGACGCCGGGGTGTCATTGTCGTCAGGCATGATAACGAGGGTCGATTGCTCGATCCCTTGGTGCTCAAAGTGGACGGGTTGAACCCGTAGGTGAATGTCCTTGAATGGTTCCGCGTTCTTCTGCTTGCCTTTTGGTGGGGTGTTTATGAGTTTGATGCGTCCTGATTTGCCGACTCGTTGAACGGTAAAAATGGTGTCGCAGGCGCCGCGGAGAGACACGTTCCCGCGTTCCTGCTCCGTGTTTCGGCCGGTGTGGTGAACGATCATGACCGTGGCGCCGGTCGCTCTGCGGATACGGTCGCAGCCCTCTACGAAGGCGCCCATGTCCGAGGTCTTGTCTTCATTGCCGGCGCCGAATGTCCGGGCCAGGGTGTCAATCACGATGAGGCGCGGCTTGTTCGGGAGAAGTTCGATCGACCTGATGAGCTTGTCCGTGTCGGGAGATGCAACAGTAAAACTGTCGTTCAGCAGGACGATATTAGCCTTTGGCTTTCCCCTGCCCTTGGTTTCGCGCCATCCGACCATGCGCTTGGCCACACCGTTAATATCCTCGGCGGCAACATAGACGACAGGCCCGGTCATTACTGAGTGGCCATGCCAATCCGAGCCTGACCCTATGCAGCAGGCCATATCGATGGCCAGAAAAGTCTTGTAGCTGTCGCTACCGGCCCAGAACAGGCAAAGGCCGTTTTCGATCATCACGCGATCGATAAGCCATTTTGGCGGCGGCAAGTGCTCCAGCTCTTCCAGGGTATAGAGCTTAAAGACGTTGCTGGCGGCTGGAATGGCGCTAACCGGCTGGGCTGCAGCGATAAGAGCAGAGGGGTTGCCGCCTTCTGCAATGCAATCGGCAGCATCCCACTTCGCCGGCTTGTCCTCTGGCGGCGAGACCACAAACACCTGACATTTGAAGTTGGCCAGGTACGGGGCCAGCCGCGCCGCAAATTCTCCTCCGGCCTTGTCCTTATCTGGCCATATCGTGACACGCTTGCCGGCAAGATATGTCCAGTCCACCTTGTCAAGTGGGGCGTTCGAGCCGAACATGATGCATGTCGCCTCGATGCCTACAGAAGCCAGTGCGTCTGCCTTCCTCTCGCCCTCGGTAAAGACGATATCGTTGTGCTGCACTATCTCTGGCAGCCTGTAGAGCGGCCTGGGAGTTGGCGCCTGCGCCCTGCAAGCTCGGGCATCCCAAACTGAGAAAGTCTTCTTTGGCTTGCCTGTAACAGGGTCTATTTCGTCCTGATCGTGCCGGCGGACAACGCCGATAATGCCCCCTGCCGGGTCACGGTAGATATAGGATTCCGATGGCGGTGGGCGATCGTCGATCTGCGGAAGAGGCTTATCTTTGTGCTTTTCTGCTCTTTCTTTGAATTGGATAGTGAACTTTCGAGTCCACTCCGGCGTTGTGCGCCCAAGAAACTCGCTGTTGATGATCTCAAGAGCGCGGGGAAAGTCCGAAGCATGGAAGTTGTTAGTGGCCATGAACAGGCCAATAAGATCCTTGCCGCGGTCCTGGGTAGATGCCCAATCATGCCATTGGCCAGCCTTCGGCCCGCTGAGCTCGATATGAAGGCTATCTCCTGGCTGACCGAAGATGTCTCCCACGACGGCAAACTTGCCGCTTCGATGAACTACCGCGCACGGGAAGACCCATTGCACGAACTCGCGTGCACGCGCGGTGATGGCTTCGCGGATTTCATCCGCAGTCAGCCCCCTCGGCACGTCCCCCTGTGGGCGCGCGGCATTGAAGTCCAAGATTTGCCCCGTCACTTAGTCTACTTTCTTTCCTCCCTTGCTACGCAGAACGAGTTGCCGGGTGATGCTGGGGTGATGCTAAAGGCTTACGTAGCGTTCACGCAGATCGTGTTCAAAGCGCGCTGCTCTTGCAGAGGCAAAGGCTGAGGCTATGCGTGGGTCATTGTAGTAGGAACCGCATCCACAGCCGATCCGACCGCATTCATACCCGTACTCGAATCCGACCTCGCCGCACTTTTCGCAGGCGCAGAAAGTATAGTTGTGATCCATTGACCCTTCTGGAACATCAGGCTCTGCCGAGAAAAATACATCGTGCCCTTCGTATTCCAGTCGAGGGTCTGGAATATCGTTCAGAACAGTCCCCCTGGTTCCCACCGGACAACCGATGATAAACCTGATCAACTTGTCTTCGGACCCGCCTTCTGGCTTCACCTCAGCCCATAGAGGCCCCTTCCGCAGATTTATTTTGAAATCAGGCAAATATCTCTCGCCGTTTGGCAAGATGTAACCTTCCGGTTCGTACCGCCAATCCAGCTTCATCGCATCGAAGAAGACAGCCCATCTCGCCTCAAGCCGGCTGCGAAACAAGTAACCAGCATATCGGGTCTGAATTGCCTTGATCATGCCCAGCACTCCGCGCGATGCGAGCACATCTTGCACAGGAAATGAGTAGGGTTCTCGGTGATGCGCGGCATCAGCTCGCCATGCTGCACAGCTCTGATGACTGACACAGCGCGGTCTGACGCTGCTTGTGCCGCTTCCGCATCGAATGGCACCAGCAGATGCAGGATCTCGCAATTGTCAGCGTTGACGGCAGTGAACAGCGCCGGGTGCTCCTCAAGGCCAAGATAGGCCATGTAAAGCTGGCACTGATCGAAATACTGCGGATAGGCTTTGCGCAGTCCGTCCTTCTCCAGCTTCTTCCAGCCCGACGAGCCGAGCGCCTTGTGCTCCCAGAGCGCCGGATATTTCAGAAACAGCGGCCCCTGAAGCAGGATGCCATCGCAGTGGCCGCGGAACAGGCCATCGGCGGATGAGAAGCCGGTTCGCTGCGTGCCGCGCTCCATGCGGAAGCCGGCCTGAGCCATGGCCTTGACCGTGATCTCCTCGAAGGCATGGCCGCGGGCGAAGATGCGCTTGGTGCGGGCCGGGAACGTGGAATCGCGCTGCCAATCGAATTGCACCTTGCGGAGACATTCCGAGCCGATGGCGGACGCGCCGAGATATGGACGGCGCGCTTCGCGTTCTTCGGTCAGGGCGCCGGCATCAAGCACAGCGTTGATGAGCTGGTTGATGTCGGCGGATGCGTTGTTCTGGCGGTTAAAGTCGAGCATTGGCCCCTCAAGCAAGATGATATTTGCGGCAGTAGTGGCAGCGATATGGTTTGCGACGGTGCCTTACTTCGCTGCGTCGCTTGCCGGCGATGCGCGATGCTTCCGTGAAAGAGCCGAAAGACACCTTGCCCTGACATCCGGCCATCGCGCGCTCACTGAGTATCTTCTTTGCTGCCGTTTTCTGCTTGCGCTTTTGGTGCCAAGCGCCCGGCGAAAACGCGCCGTTAAAGTCGAGCATCATCACCTCCTAAAATGGGATATCGTCATCCATCTCGCCGCGAGCCACTAGAGGCCCGCGCTTAGCTGCTGAAATCTCGCGCTCGATTTCTGGCTGAGACAGCCGCTGCACCACCTTGTCGGTGGCCCCCTCATCACGAGCGGCAAGGGCTGCATCGACGAGCCGGTGGCAATGCCAGGCGAAGGAGGTCATGTTGTCCTTCGACCACCCGCCGATCGGCTCACCCCAAGGAAGCGACAGATCAGCAAGGCCCGGCAGAACGGTGGCAACCGCCCCGGCCTCCCAAGGCTCTGGATCGCGGCCCTTGAGGGTACGAATTGCAACGTCGTAGCCGATGCCTTCCGTGGTCGCCTGCATCGCCTTGGTTTTGATCCAGGCGAAGACGCAGGCAGCCGCAATCCAACCCCACTCGATCTCGCTGAGCGAGCCGAGCGAGGCTCGGGCGTTGATATCGCCGCCCGAGACCACTTCTTTCGCTGCATCGATGGCGGCTTGGGTCGCGCGAACGTCCCAATCCGCCTCGATGTCGCGAGCCCTCTTGGCTGCGGCCTGGGCCATTAGCTGGCCCACGCCGGCTTGGCCGAAGCGGCGCCAGCAGTGGCTTGCGCGGCCACGTTGGCAGCAGCGGCCCCAATCGGAGCGAACGAGCCGGCAGGCTTCGCAACCTGCTCGACCTTCGCCCAAGTCTTGCGATCCGGCGTGATCGCGGCGTCCAGCGTGTTCTTATCCTTGAAGCCAGAGCCCGGCTTAGCCACTTCAATGCCGATCTTGGCAATGAAGCGAATGCCGTCGAAGTCCCCCCACGAGGTGACGCGGCGGCCGTTCTTCGCTGCCTCGGACTCGTCATCAGGCCGAATGCCGCGGGCGCTTTCCAGGATCGCGCGGAGACGCGACGCTGAAATCTCGCCGGCTTTGGCGTGGCCTTCGGTCGTCCCCTCGATCGTGAAGAGCGTCCAGAACTTGCGCTTGGCAAACGGGCCTTCCAGCACGGTGAACTCGCAATCGAGTGCCATGCTGTCGCCGTTCTTGGAACGCTTCATCCACCCGCCCTCGCCGGCATTGCCGGGACGGATGGTCATGTGGACCGGCGCAATCGTGCCGTCCGCGATGAGACCGCTTTCGCGCT